TCAATATAGAAAAGAAAAATTTTGGTTTTTTGGTTGGGATAAGCCAGAAAATTTGGAAACTTTTGTTTCGTGGAAAGAGCTTGTTGTTGGAATTAAAGAATAGTACTTTACTAAGTTTTTTTATAAAAATGCCTCAATATTTTTTATTGAGGCATTTTTGTTTATATTGATAAATATTACATCATGCGTCACTCCTCAAGCAGATTATATAGAGATTCTATAAAAGAGGAAGTGGAAAAGTTAATGCAAAAAATAGATAAAAAACCAATACAAAAAAATTGGTTTATTAATATATATAAAAAAATTGCGAAGAAATTTATTAACTTCTTCGCAATTTTTAAATAATGTTAGTAAAGTTTAACTAACTCTAATTGTTTTGTTAAGGGAACAAACAGTTGCTCTCTTATTATGAACAACAACCGTTTCCACTCCGGTTACATCTTCGGTGTAATTAACGATGGAAAAACCATTTTGCCAATTAGCACCTGAAACATAAGTTGGATTCAATTTACATGCACATCCATTTTCATAATTTTTAATAATTTGATCTGGACGAGATCCAATACGAGGAATTCTTTGGCAGGTAGAACCAATTCTGTGAGTATGATTTGTGATAGTTGAAGCATATCGTTTTTCGAATGTTCCTCTTGCAGAAAACCCACCATTTTTTCTTACAACATCTCCATGAAGAACAAACAAATCATCTGGAAGTTCAACAATAGATTCCTCATCTTCATTGGATTCAATCAATTTAATTCGTGACCAACTTTCATGTGGATGGAATACCTTTGAATATGAAAGGTTATTAGCAATAGCAGGAATACATAGTAATTGCTTAATATCGTCACTGGAAGAGATATAACGCCACCAGCGACCTTCTACGCCATTTCCCGAATGATTTCCATTAGTTTCTAAAATCTCTGTTTGATATGGCTCTGTAATATCATGTAAAATTTTTAAAAATTTATGATATGCCAAAATCTCATCGTTCAAAGTATGCGTGTGACGAGGATCTTTTGAATAACGACTGATCGATAACATATCAACCGTATCACCATTTAGAATAACCTTCTGTGGTTTAAGCTCATCTACAACTTGTAGAAAAATATCTAGAGTATTCCAACACTCAACCCCAAAATGAGTATCACCAATAACAAGAGCTATTTTATTTGGTTCAAAATATGTTCTCGGTCTTGGTGGTGCAGGATATTGAACAGCTTTGATATTCGTCAAAATTTCTTTGATTTTTTGTTCATCAAATTTTGAAAAATTAGAAATGAAGGGAAACGATTCTGGTTGTTCAGATTCTTGTTCTGTAATAATATCAACTCGATTGTCATTTTCATCATATGAAGATTCTTCTTCGATTATAGTAGTTTTTACCTTCGTGGTTCGTTTCCTACCAGTAATCCAATCGAAAACGGTTGACCTTGGTACACCCAAAATTTCTGATATTTCGGTGTTAGATTTTCCCTTTTTATGTAGGGACAATACTTGTTCTTGTTTTGTTTGTTTTGAGTTTGTATTAATGCTCATCTACTTCAGATTACTATATAAAAAAACATTGTCAAATACAATTTTTCAGAGGTAAGTATTTGATACTAGAATATGCCAAATTCGATGGATAAATTTAATGACTTTGAAAACAAACATAGAGCATTTATAAACTTAGTAATAAAACCACTATTAACATTAATTGCTTTTTTAAGTATAGGATACTATACAATGTGGCTATCTACAAACTATGTTCGACAAGATAAATTTAGCTCATATGTAGAAAAACAAATAGCATTTGATAAACAACAAGACGAATTGTTGAAATCTAGATTTGATATAACACAAACAAAATTAGAAACTATAATAAATCAACAAACAATTTTTAACGAACAACTTAAAACATTTAATACTTTAACCGCATCATACCAAAAACAAATTGATTCACTGAATGATAGAATAATATATTTGGAAAGAAAAAAATGAATAAAATGTCTTATCGTCAAGGTATAATAATAAAAGATACCAACAATGGGATAAAAGAAGGAGATTTGATACAGATAGTATCGGAAGATAGGGAAAATTTTTTAATCAGAAGATGTTATGCTTCACCAGTAGAAAAAGTTTCTAAAAATTTTATAAGAATTGTATAAAAGGTAAATGTATAGAGTAAGTATAAATACATACTATGAAAAAAGATGATATTTTATTAAACGAAGCCTATAACAAAGTAATTGAACAACAATTAGACGAAGACTTAGGTTCATTTTTAAAAACCATGGGTGGTGATGTGGTTAGAGGAATTGGTGGTGCTGCAAAAAAAGCTGTAATTGGCACACAAAAAGGATTTTCTAAAGCCAAACAAATGGGAATTGGTGCTGTTGCAGGAGCAAAGGGACAAGATCCTCGTTCATTACAATCATATAAAGATCAACAAATAAAACAAGGAGAACTTTCAAAAAAAAGAAATGAAGTAGATAGTCAATACACCGGACAAAGATTGACACAATATTTAAATAGTATGTTAACTGGTGTCGTAAGAGACGTTAAAAATTTAGGATTAGGTATACAGGACACCGATGCATTAAAACAAGATTTGTTCAATACTTTTAAAAAACATTTACAACAATCTGGAACAATTCAAGCAGCAGGAACAGGATTGGTTCGTTCTGGAAGTAAGGGTGCAGTAAAATTAAATAAATAATAATATTGACAAAAAAACATAGTTGTATTTATAATACTACTATGTTTTCTAGATTAGAAGAAATTTCAAAATCTTTAATAGACGAGACTTCTTTTAAAACAAGATGTCGTCATTTTTCTTTTATTATATATAAGAAAAAAATAATTTCTATAGGAATGAATTGTAATAAAACACATCCTATAAATCTTTTAAATCCAAAATTTTCAAAAGAAAATGGTTTAAATTTTTCGGATCAAAAACAAGTATGTTCTGAACTGAATGCAATTTTAAAATTGAAAAGATTAACCAATATACAAACGGATAGGTGTACACTGGTCAATCTTAGATATGATAAAAATAAAAAATTAACATTATCAAAACCATGTTCTTCTTGTAAAAATTTATTAAAATATCACAATTTTAAAAAAATAATATGGACTAATGAATCAGGTGAATATGTATCAATTTGATTTTTTTTATTGACTATAATAAAAATTTTGATATTTTTGTATTATGAAACTCGCATCAATAGAAATTATCAAATCTATAAAAAATCACGATAATGCAGATTCCTTAGAACTATGTGAAGTTCTTGGATGGCAAACAGTAGTAAAAAAAGGTATCCATAAAGAAGGAGATAAAGTTGTTTTTATCACAATTGATACTATTGTTCCTCGTTGCGAATGGTCAGAATTTTTAGTAGATCAAAAGAATCCAGATAAACCAATTAGACTTAAAAACATAAAGCTTCGTGGGGAATATAGTTCTGGATTGGTTATTCCATTGATTGAATTTCCTTTACAATTTGAATCGTTAGAGGTTGGTGATGATGTAACAGAAATACTTGGTATTCAAAAATATATCAAAGAAATTCCTGCTAATCTTTCAGGTGAAACATTAGGAGATTTTCCAACAAATATTATATCAAAAACCGATGAAGATAATGGATTGAATGATCCAAATTTAGTTGAAAAGGTTCTTAATCATGAATCTCATATCACAGTAACTCAAAAGCTGGATGGTAGCTCAATTACACTCATTGTTGAAAACGGAGAACTTACCCAAGTTTGTACCAGAAATCTTTCCAAGAAAGAAACCGAAAACAATACATTTTGGAAAGCCGCAAGAAAACTTACTATTCCTCAAAACTGGACTGGTACAATACAAGGAGAACTTTGTGGTAATGGAATCCAACGAAATCAGCTTAAATTGGAAGAAGTTAAGATTTTTGTATTCCAAATTAGTAAAGATAAAAAATACATGACATACGAAGAGATGAAAAATTTTTGCGAAAATTCTTTACATTGTGATATTGTTCCTTTAGTATCTAAATTGGAAGTAGAGTCCACAATTAAGTTGTGGATAAACCCTCTACAAAAATTACAAGAATTAGCAGATAAACAAAAATATCCTAGTGGATTGGAAGGAGAAGGAATAGTAGTAAGACCATCATCTTACCCAAAAGGTTATTCATCTCGTCGTCCTTTGGGATTCAAACTCATCAACCGAAATTATAAAGACTAATATGTATAAACTAGAAAGAAAAGAAAACGAAGGGATGTGGTATGAAGTAATGCTTTCTCCTTTTAAAACAAAGGAAGAAATTAAAACATATCATGCGAAGTACAGCAAATATTATCCAAATACAAAAACTATGTATAGAGTAACGAACCTTGAATCTGGAGGAATGAAAGTTATTCGATGAATCTTTACTCTGAATTAGCGGAGGTTGGAGATATTCAAAACAATATTAAAAATATGACTGATAATATTTTGGATCTTTATAATAAAAATCCCAGAAAATGCGAAAAATTTTTAATTGAATTGGGCGAATTAAATAAAGAATTAGATGATTTAGAAAAAGAGTTTGAATCATTGTCGAATAAATTAAGATAAGTAAATTAGCTATGAGAAAAAAAATATTTTATTAAAACAAGCATATTCAAAAAATGCGTTGACATTTTTAAAAAAATAATATATATTTTTTATTAGATAGTTGGTTCCCGATGAGCCAATGGGACTGGGAATACTCAGTCGAACACAAAATCGGAAATTGATATTTGACATTTTAATTTTTGGTAGATAGAGTAGTAATACCTATCCCTGTGGACTCGAAAGAGGAGTGATATCTGAAAAGAAGCGTTTCGAGAGTATTCGCACCCACTTACCAAATATGTTTAGCAGACTCGCCATGCCTCTCACTTGCAATGAGTAGTTTCTAAAGTACACGGCAACTAAGTAAGTTGATGCAGACTTTGGCGGGTGTTTTTTACCAAGCGCAGATGCTCGCAAAGCTCTACCGCGATGGGCGACAATGCAATGTTTCCGGAAACAACATTTAACCCATAGGGAACTTCTTCGATTATTAAGTATGCGTCCATAAGATACTTGGAGGACTAATGATTAGAATGAGAGGTCTTGGTGATAATTATAAACTGGAATGTTGGTTTAGAAAACCATCATCTAAGGAGTGGGAGATTAGACGTGGAGAACTGGTAATTCGTATGGACACAATTCAAATAAGCCATACATCCTATTTTATAGGTGCGGAGATGACCGTGAATTGCGTTTCACAGGACGAAGAAATTCGTAACCCCTTTAGCTTTAAAAAGCACACCAGTTAATTTTGATAAGTCGGACGGGAATAGTGTGCTGTGCTGTTCTTAAAAAGCTCACCGTTGCGGACTTATCACCAGACTCGATTAGGCAGAGGGTAACAAGCAATCTTCGTCCAACGTGTTAGAAACACGGTAGCCAATGAAGAGCTTTCTGGAATTGATCTTTGAAATTTATGGGGGTGTACTGGTTTCGATTTATAGTTGAAACCTAAAAGTGCATGTAGAGGATGATAGTTGGCCTCTTTAATATTCTATCAAAAAACTAAATGCAGACGAAGATATGTCTGATCTTTTAGCCGAAGCTGAATACATCTTCAACAATGCTGACGAGTTCCTCGGTGGCGTTGAAGAAGAGTACTGCGCTCTCGCCGCTTGAAGCCTAACGGTAATCCTCTAAATCCGTTTTGAATTGCAGAGGTTTTGACGATCTGTTAGAAATCATGTAAAAAAAATTACGGAGTTTGTTGTAACTTTAAAACATCAAGGTTGGTTAATGTGCCAAGATACCTTATAAATTAAATACATTAAAGCATGTAGTATCTTTTAGAGGATATTATAAAGACAGGGGTTCGATTCCCCTCATCTCCACCATTTTTGGGTAGATAGACTCGTAAGGGGCGAGAATTGGCTGTAGACCAATTGTTATTTTTAACCCTGTCCGTTCGAATCGGACTCTGCCCACCATTTATATGTCTCTATAGTGTAACGGTTAGCACAGTACCCTTTCACGGTATTAGTAGGGGTTCAAATCCCCTTAGAGATGCCAAATTTTGCGGAGTCGAATCAAACCCCTTTGGGCTACCAACCTAGAGGGGTTTATTTCTTTAAAAAAAGATAAGTACATTATATGAAAAAGTTATTTATATTTTGTTTTATTTTATTATTTTTAAACAGCTGTACTGTTTATACAGAAAAACAATCTGAAGCATTATCTCGTTCCGTTTATGCTACCAAAGATTCTTTAGACAACGCAAGATTAGACTTAGCCGATACCTATGCTAACGAATCAACCAGAATAGTAAGACCTCCTAAACAAAGAATAGATATTAAACCAGTTTATAAAAAAAATATTGACAACATTTCAAGTCAAAGCAAATTAAAACCTACTATTATAAACAAGCAAAGAGTTTTAATAATTCCAGAAAAATATAAGAATGATACGGTTGTTGTTGTTAGCTCAGAAGAATATCAACAACTATTAAAAGATAAAGAAACATACGAACAAATAGAAAAAGATAATGCTTCTTTAGTTGAAACTAAAAAATTGATCGATGAAGAATTAATTCGTCAAATGGAATATAATGATAAAATGGTTAGAGATTTGAATATAATGCAGAAAAAATTGGTAGAAAAAGATTTGGCTATTTTACAAAGAAACATTATAATTATTGGTTTAATAATAACTATTGGTGGTGCAACATATCTTAGAATAAAAGGAATACTATAACATGGAAGAAATAATTAAAAATCTATCAGAACTCTATCCGCAATTTGAATTCAAAAAAAATTCATATTCTTCTGCAACTCAAAGACCAGTTGTTCAGATATATAATATATTAAGTTGGCTAAATCAAAACCCAACAGAACTAGAAGAATTATCGGATAATGAATGGGATCAAATAGAAGTAAACGAAGTTAATATTGGAAAGCTATGGGATTGTTTAATTATGAATAGTGGAGATACTTCTTTCGATGGTGATATAAATTTTGATGCTTCATTAGACAAATATAATAATTTTTAAAATACTTGCATAATTTTTTAAATCTGTTAAATTCAATATAGGATGAAAAAGGATGAAAATATTCTTTCGCAGGAAATGGTAGGCTATTGCGAAAATGCCATAGAAGAATCCAGAAAATTGTGTGATGATATATTAGACAATTATAATGGAAAATCCGAACAAAAAGAAATTTTAAAAGAAATATCAAGAATGATAGAAATTGATAATTTGATTAAACAAAAAATAAGTGATTTATCTTTATCTGATATTATTGAGGCTAATACTACATTGGATGAAGTAGATGTTTTATTAAAACAAAAATTTAATATTTTAGATACTATATTATATACAGATGAAAAAGAATTGGTTTGATATTTGCGCTTGGGGTATTATAATAGTATCATGTATATATTCCACTTTATATGGAACATATAGAATACTAGAAGTTTTAATAAAATGAAAACACTAAAAGAAAAAGTTGAAGATATGTTGGGAGAAGATGAAAATGTATTATTAGCAGATGGATTTGAAGATGCATTTGTTGGTATTGGTAGACAATTTGGTAAACCAATGGCGGTTTATAATAAAACCAAATGTATCGAATCTCTAGTAAAAGAAGGAATGGATGAAGAAGAAGCAGAAGAATATTTTCAATATAATGTAGAAGGTGCATGGGTTGGTGAAAATACTCCAATATTTTTAGAAACACTATGAAAATTAAATTACCTAAATCTATACATGAACTTGGTCTAATTACGTTTAAAGAACCAATTTATATCGACCTATATCATGTAGATCGTCATAATCATCTAGCTTATTTTGAATGGGACTTTGGAATGGATTGTAAAGTATTTTTGGATTCTTGGATTTTGGAAAGTAGAGCACCAAAAGGAATTAAAAATAAAGTTTTAATGCAGATTCAATATGATCTTGGTCATGCTTTCTTTCATTATGAAGGAGATCCAAATTATACATATTATCATTGGGCATTAAAGGCATGGCTAAAGGATAGAGTTGAATTGGATGAAAATTTTGGACAAGATTCATATTACAAATGATATATTTAATATCTTTTATTTTATTTTTAATAGCAAATATCATATTTGTTTTAATTTCTTATAACGATGCTATAAGATTACATGAATACAAAGGTTATGCTTTTGGTTATATGGCATCTATCCTTTCAATGTCTGGATGGTATCTTTTAATTAAAAATTCAAACTATAATAGTATATATTTTATAGATTTAATTTGGGAGGTATCTGCTACTTTATTTGGAGTATTAATACCTTTTATATTTTTCAATATCAATTTTAACTTAATGACAATTGTTGGTATATTTTTATCTATAATCGGTCTTGTGGTAATAAAATTAAGTGAATTTTGTAAATAAATATAATAAGTATATTAAAATGAAAACAAAAGATTCTTTATTGTTAGAAAATGCATACGAATTAATTCAAATTAAACAATTTTTATTGTCTGAAGGATATTCTTTAGAAGAAATAGAACAGGCAATAGTAGAAGAAAAACTTGGTGATTTATTAAACATAGCAAAAAAAGGAGTTGAAGCTGTAGGTAAAGGATTTAGAGAAACTGGAGAACGTGTTGCTAAAGGCGTTAAGAGAAATGCTACTACCGCAGCTATAATGGCGGGGTTAGCTGCTTCTGGTGCAAATAGTTTAAATCAATCTATAAACAATCAAAATACAAATTCTACACCAACCATAAATACTCAAAGAATTAATGATCCAAAATATATATATGAAAATCCAGTATATAATGCTGCATATACAGCAATAACAGGAAATAAATATGATACTTCTGACACAATACAAAATTCAAAATTTTGGGTGGTTAAAGAGCTAATTAAACAAAAGTATGGTTCCGGAGGACTTACAGCACAACAAATTATGTCTTCAAATGTACCATCTATTATTAATGGTATAAATATTAAATATTCTGGTCCTGAAACTGAAAAATTATTACAGGCGTATCTTAATAAAATGCAATTGCCAAAAACATCTTCAAATACAGTTCAACCATTAAAGGCAAATCCAAATCAACAAATTGCAGAATGGAATAATTTAATTAAAAATAAACAAATTCAATGAAATGAAATTTGATTTTTTGGTTGAAAATTTATTAAACAAAAAAACTTTTGTTATTATATCCGGTATTCACGGTGATGAACCAGCGGGAAATAAAACCGCTGAATTTTTTAAAAACCAAAAAAATGTTTATGTTATTTCAAATATAAACAAAACAAAAAAAAGAAGATTAGATGGTAAAGATTTAAATCGTCATTTTGATACTAATGATGATAATGATTTACAAGATAAAATACTTTTAAAGATAGAAGAATTAAATCCATCAGTTGTAATATCCTTACATGAAGATGATGAGGTTGATGGTGTATATGCTTATTGTTCTCCTGATTTAGAATCTACAGTAACATCTTGTTTGAGTGATATAAATTTGAGTTTAGCTAATTCCGCACATGGAGATAAAACAAAGAATGGTGTTATAGTGAACGGTAAACAACCATATAAAGGAACATTAGAAAGAGCTTTAAGAAGAAGAAATATTTCCTATTGTACTATAGAAACACCGTCAAAAGAAGAAAATTTTGAAAAAAGAGTTGACTGTTTAAAGAAAATAGTGCATAATTTAATTAAAAATTATGAAAAAGAAACCCAAACCATCTAAAAAAGTAGCAATAGAATTTGATGAAAAGCATCTTGGTACTCTTGCAACAGCATTAGAAGTCTATTCTCGCCTTCGTTCCGGTCAAATTAAAATGGCAATGGATACCGCATTTTGGGATAAGGATCTAACATATCAAGATGGAGAAGTTCTTGAAAGTATGGTAAGAACTATTGTTTTCCATAAAGAAGAAGAACTAATGAAAAATCGCAATTGTTATTATGGTATTGGTTGCGAAAAAATGAAAGATGGCACTGTAGCATGGGAAATTAAAAAGACAATTGATCAGTATTTACATTACCAAAGAAATGATGGATATAGACAAATTTGTGATGTTTCCGGTGCAGGAGCATTTCAAATTTCTGAAGTTCCTATACCAAAAATCATAGAACCTTCTCGTATGTTGTCGGAATTTGCTTATTGGAAACCACAAAAAGAATTTAGGATTCCACAAAGATATCAAGAACGTGTGGATAAAGCAATGAAAAGTAAAGACTTTACTTTGGTTTGGGAAATAGTAGACAAGGCATTTAAGAATACCTTGCCAAAAGGTTCTAGTTCTAGTGTACAAGAAGTTGCTGGAACTTACTATGTAGTAATTACAGAACCATACAAGATGGATTGATAATGAATTATATCGATAAACATAGTGTTTTAATTTTAAACAAACATTGGATACCGATTAACACGACTACAGCAAGACATTCTTTTGCTTTAATGTATTCGGAAAATGCAAAAGGAATAATGATAGAAGAAGATAAAGTAGTTCCGTTGGAGTGGAATGAATGGGTTAGTTTAAATATTAATGAAACGGATAAGAAAATAAAAACTGTAAAAGGATTTGTTAAAATTCCTACTGTTATAGTTTTAAATCATTATGATAAAATTCCAAGACAAACCGTAAAGTTTACACAAAAAAATTTATGGGAACGCGATAATTTTACTTGTCAATATACAGGTAAAAAGGTTACAAGAACAAATGGTAATATAGATCATATTATTCCTAGATCACAAGGCGGAAAAACCTCTTGGGAGAATTGTGTGATTGCTCATAAAGAAATCAATGCAATAAAAGCCGATAGAACACCAGAACAAGCAGGATTAAAATTACTTAAAAAACCATCTGCTCCAAGAATTATGCCAGTTTCTTTTTATATTAGAAATAAAGAAGAAGTGAAAGATTGGGAATTATTTTTAAATTGATTATGGAAAATATTATTGAAGAAATCACACAACTAACAGAAGAATGGTATTTTTTGATAGGAAAAGATCACCATAAAGATCGTGATTGTCATTGGTATATAGAAACTAAATGGAGTTACGGACATCCTCCTATCTATACAATTCAACATCATGGTTATATTCTTGACAAAATAGAAGAAGAATTTGCTTCATATGAAAAAGCATTGACTGTTTTAAGAGACACCTTAAAGGAAAAAATAGAAGAAGAAAAGAAATTACAAAAAGAAAACGAAGAAAATGAATGGTAATATAAAAACATTAAACAAAAACAAACCGATTTTATTCTTGGGAGATCATCATGGAGAATGGTCATATCTTCTTGATATTTTAGATACTAAAAAAATAGGTGATTGTTATTTGATTAGCGTTGGGGATTCTGGAATTGGATTTACTGATAAGAAGACTCAAGAAAAAAATAATAAATGGCTCAATATAGAATTTAAAGATAGAAATATTATCTTTATGGCGAACCGGGGAAACCATGATGACCCATCTCATTTTCAAGGACTTAACAGAGTTTCTTTAAGTAATTTTGAGTTAATAGAAGATTATACCGTAATGGAATATAATGGTAAAAAAATTCAATTCATTGGTGGTGCTGTTTCTATAGATAGAACATCTAGAACCGAAGGACGCTCTTATTGGGAAGATGAAATAGTTAAATTTGATAGGGAAAAATGCAAAGAAGTAGATATTCTCGTAACTCATACTGCTCCTTCTTGGTGTTTTCCACAACAATTTAATGAATTGGTTTATGGGTGGGCAAATGAAGATGCTTATCTAATTGAAGATCTTACTGATGAAAGAGCAATAATGGATGAAATTTGTAAGATATGTAAACCAAGACTTCATCTATATGGACATTTTCATAGTTCTTGGACTGAACGAGTGAATGGTTGTGTGCATAAACTTTTGGATATTAATGAAATTTGGGGGAATGTTGAGTTATGAAAATGATAAATATTATAGTGGAAGCATTGACACAAAAAAAAGATTTTTACACTAATTCATTAATTTATAGAGAATTCTTGGAAGAAAGAGAAGAAGTATTAAAACATAAATGGTTGGAAAGTGAAAAAAAAGGATATGATATTGGTTACAGTACTGCTCTAATTGATTGGATTATAAAATATAGAAGAGAGTGGAGAAACCATAGAAAAAATAAATTGTGTAAATATACATATGGTTAAAATATACGGAAAATCTCAAATATTCGCTAAGGCATTTTTTGGTTCTATTCCTATTACGAGTAGTGTACCACAATTACCAACTACCATTATTTGGACAGGATTAGGTTCTAGTGATATTTGGACTATTCCTTCCAACTGGAATACAAGACCACCACAAGCGTATGAAAGTTTTGAATTTTCGGGAACAACAAGATTAACACCGTTTAATAATACTAACGATGTTCCATATAAAGGAATAACATTTAATTCTAGTGCAGGAGCTTTTCGATTAAATGGAAATAGATTAATTTTAAATTCTGGTAGTGTATCAAATAGTTCTATAAATATACAAACAATTAATAGTGATATTGTAGCTTTTGGTGACTGTACGATAAATTGTGCAACTTCTGCTATTTTTCTTAATGGTAAGATAAGTGGTTTTGGTACACTAACAAAAACAGGATCGGCAACATTAACATTAAGTGGTAATAATTCCTATACTGGAAATACATATATAAGTGCTGGATTTATTGAGATTGGAAATAGCGACCCGTTTGGAACAGGAACTGTAAATCTTTCTACTAATACTACTTTTAGGGTACTTAGAAGCTCAATAGCAACAAATACAATTATTAATAATACAATTTTTGTAAATGGCGGAAATCCTATTACCGCACTAAAATCCGCAACAATTAATGGTTTAGTTACCATTGGTCCTACAAGTTTAGTTAATAGTATTAACATAGATAATAATGCCACTTTAACGTTTAATGGTGGTATATCTGGATTGCCGACAATGAGTACTTTATTTAGAATATTAGGTAATATAGGATCAGCCAAAACAGGAACGCTGGTTTTAAGCTCTAACCCTATTATTTTTGATCATCCAACAAGCTCTGGTATATATGCTGATCGAACTTCTGTTAATGTAGTCGTAGCAGTATCAGGAAATAAATTTAATGCCGTACGATTAGGAACTACCTTAAGAACAGATGTTCCTCTTGCTATTAATAATGATATTGTAACATTAGGATTTCCTATACTTGGTGGCACGTTTCTGCATGGTAGAATTGATTTGAATGGAAACGATCAAATCTTTAATCGTTTAAGTATTACAACAGGAACACCTTTTAGTAACGTATTGGGAAATAATATCTTTAATAACTCTTCAACGTTTGCTAATTTATCATTAAATAATACAGGTGGTAGTTCAACATATACTGGAAGTATTTCTGGTAATATCAACCTTACTAAAATAGGATCCCAAACATTAACTCTTTCTGGTAGTACAGCTTTAGGTGTTGGTCCAAGATATACAGGGTTTACTGCAATATCTGCTGGAACATTAATAAATTATGCTTTGTCATCCAATCCTTCTAATAAAGTAAATTTTGCTCAATTTTCTAGAACCGCTTTGACAGTTAATTTTACAACTCCTCCAATTGTTGGTGATTCATTCATTTTACTACCAGCAAGAACTGTTAACTTGTATCCCGCTGTTACATTGCAAAATGCTTCTGGTAGAACAGCATCTTATAATTCGACAACATCAACTTTATCGGTAATTACATAATATGATTATACAAAAAAATGCAAACAACTGGTCATTTAGCACAGAAGAACAAAATGGTCTTTGGCATTTAATATTTGACAATGATAAAAACGTGATAACAATATTTGAATCGATTGGTATTACTTCAACACAAGAAAATCTTTTTGTTGGTACAAAAGAAGAATGTGATCGATATATAATCGACGAAGGACTATATTATATAGCGAATGAAAACGAATAATAAAAAAATACTAGCATTTTTAATTTTAGTAATTTTTAGCATAGCATATTTTTTATTTACTTCATAAAAAAGTAATCTATAATAGATTCATGAAAGTTAGTCTTCCTATAGAAGAGGGGTATTTTAATATTACTCCAAATACATTTTGTGGGTTGGATTTTTATTTGATTTAAAATAAAAATTTCCTATTTTTTCTATATTGTAATTTTTATTATCATTTTTCCATTTATATAGCGTTTGAAATGCTATGTTGTATTCGTTGGACAGTTTCATTATATTTTCAGAATGTAATTTATCTTTTACATTTAAATAAATGTTATTATAACTAGACCAATTTGGAATATCATTTCCATTTATATAATTAAAAAAATTTTCTTTTTTATAGTGCGAATATAAAGAATTATTAGAATATAACCAAGATCCAAATCTTACGGCATTTTCTCCATACCAAACTATTTGGTATACATTTTTTAATTTCGATTTACTACTGTATTTAATTTTTATATGTTTTTCAATTTCTTCAATATATTCCTTATTTCCTACAAATCCTATATTGAGTGTATTTATCCCTTTTCCATTATGATAAACACCAACGCATCCGTCTCCGTCTATATATCCTCTTAAAAAAGATTTAAAGTATTCTTCGTTTTTTTTAAAAATTTTAATATTAAATTTTAAATCTTTTGTCTTTCGTTCGTTTATATTATAAATATTTTTTAAATCACAAATCATTTCCGAAGAAGAAATTTTAATAGAATAAGCATTTTCTCCGATTGTTTTAAAACAGCTTATTTTATTTGAGTGGTTTAAAATTTTTTTTATGTATTCTATTAATTTTTTACCGTCATTTCCGCTTTGTGTTATTCCCCATGTTCTTTTATTATAAATACAACCATCCGAAGCTATTAACCCCAAAAGCCAAAACATTTCATTTGTTTTATTTTTAAAAAAATCTCTATTTACTTTATTCCTAGAATCCAAATTTAAAAAACCATTCTTTTTTAGCAATTTTCTTATGAAAAAAGAATTTATTTTATATTTTTTGGCTATTTTCCAAGATGAGATTCCCGAAGAATAATCAATAATAATATTATTTTTGTTTTCTTGTAATTTACTACACATTTTTTGATGTTTGTTGAAAGATGCCTTACGGTTTTTAAAAATTCCTTGACATATCTCGCATTTAATAGTATCATTATGTTTCATGTATATATTTATCTTTCGGATGTTAAAATATACTCAATTTAAATGAAAAATTAATGAATATTAAAAATTTCCCTTCTTTGGAAGAATTTTGTATCAGAGATTGTGTTATTGGAAATACTGAGTGTGTACTAATATTTCCTATTAAACATGATATTAAATGGAATGATGAGAATAAAATATTCCGTTCTTCTATTTGGACTAAAGATGGAAAATTGGTTAGTGCCTCATGGAAAAAATTCACAAATCTCGGAGAACAATTAGATTTTGAACCACTCGATACTGATTCTGATATTGAGTTTGTTCACAAACTAGATGGATCGACTCTGATTGTTTCAAAATTTAAAGGAGAATTAATTGTTAGAACAAGAGGAACTCATGATGCAACTATATTAGATAATGGTGATGAAATTTCTTTTTTGAAGCAAAAATATCCTTTAATTTTTGATAATAATATTTTGAATAACGAGAAATATTCAATTGTTTGCGAATGGTATTCTCCTAAAAACATTATAGTTGAAAGAGAAGCAGAAGAACCAACAATTTGGCTTACGGGTGTGATAAAACATGATGATTATTCCTATGTATTACAAAACGATTTAGATATATTTGCTACTGATTGGAAAATAGAAAGACCTATTCGATATCGGTTTAATTCACTTTATTCTATGATTGAATCGGTTAATCAATGGAAAAAAGGGGAAGGAATTGTAATTTACGGTAATAATGGGCAGATACTCAAAAAAACCAAGTCTGATCGTTATCTTCTTCTACATAAAATTAAATCCCAACTTAATTCTACCAAGAACCTTATTGATTTTTATATAGAAAAGGAAATGCCATCTTATGATAATTTTTATAAAACAATTGAAACAGAATTTGATTATGAGATTGCAGTTCAATTAAAGGATGAATTAAAAAAAATTTGCGAAGCAGGAGAGAAATCAAAAAAATATATTGATCATATCTTAGAAGTAGTGCATGATATAAGAACAGTAGAAACAAGAAAAGAACAAGCGGAAATGATCAAAAGAAATTTCCAAGAAAATTCTTCATTTGTATTTTGTATTTTAGATGGTAAAATAATAACAAAAGAACAATGGACAAAACTTATAAATCAAAATTATGAAAGCTAAAGAACTAATTGAAGTATTACGAAAAATAGATCCAGAAACACTAGTACTCGTAGATGGTTACGAAGGTGGGTATGCTGTTCCTATTGGTACAAAACAAATAGAAGTATGCGGTCCATTTAAAAGAGAATGGTACTATGGAGAATATGACGATTGTAGGGAAGCAGAATTATTTAAAAATAAAGCAATTTTACTATCAAGAAAAAACTATGTATTTTAATTTTACATTAAGAAACTTTTGCAAACCAAGAAAAGAGTTTGAAAAGTATTTTTCATTTTACAAACAAATTTCCAAATATAAAAATGTGGAATTTGAAACATTTTATTCGGGGGATAACATTTTTCAATTTGAATTAGATTTTTGTCCAATTGCGAAAGATCATGGCGGGTTGGGTATAAATCTAAATTTTTTGGGGTTTGAAGCGGGACTGATAATTTATGATTCCAGACATTGGGATTATAAAAATTGGTGCTGGGAAAAATAATATTGACATTCTCTTAAAATATAATAATATCAAACATATGAAAAAAGAATTAGAAATTGAACTTGTTAAAAAGTATCCTAAAATCCTCAGAGATTATAAGGGTGACCCAATGCAAACTTGTATGGCTTGGGGCGTAGATACGGAGTCAGGCTGGTATAATCTTCTCGATAAGTGTATGGAGAAACTTCAATATTTTTGTGATATTTGTTCGAAGAATGGTACAGAGATACAAGTTGTTGCAACTCAGATTAAGGAGAAAATGTCAACGCTCCGTTTTTATTATAGTGGAGAGGGAGGAACAAAAATAGAATGGGATATTATCGATGACATTATTAATCAAGCAGAAGCAGAATCCGCTAGAACATGCGAGATGTCAGGTAAACATGGAGAAGTGTGTAAAAAAGGTGGATGGTATATGACACTATCTTATGAAGAAGCAAGAAAGCTAGGTTATGTAGCTTGTAATGAATCAACCGAAGCATACTGGAAAGAGAAAGACGCAAAAGGAGAAAAAAATGACGACAACGAAGAACTTGGAACAACTTGAAGAAGCCGCTTTTTACGAAAGTGGATTATCTGCTGATGGATGTTTAGAAAAATTAGATTACTATACAAACGAAGCGATTAAAAGATACGGCAGATTTCTTTTAGAAAAACAAAAAGAAAATTTCATAAACGGATTTCAAGGATGTTGCTATACATGCGAACCCGTTGGAATGCTTAATCAAAAGTTGGAAGAACAGCTTAGAGTAATTGGAGAAGATGGAAGAGAAGAACACAATAACGCAGTAGAACTACGTATGAAATTGGCAGAAGTTCTTGTACAAAATGATGAACTTAAAAAGTTATCTAGAAAACTTTATGGTACGGTTCTTCATGTATATGAATTAGCCAAAGTAGATCCTTTGGTTGTAATTGGTCCTTCTTTATATAAAGAAGCAGCAGAAGGAGCAAAAGATTATGAAGAATATAACGGAAATTCTTGAAAAAATTTTATTCTTTTTGGTTATTCTTTTATTGATATTATCGGCTTTTGTTTTTGGTTCTTATATACAGACAGAAAACAAATTAGACATGCAAGAACTAGAAAAAATTGTAGAAAAAGAAATTATCGAAAAACATGGAAAAAACTAAATACAAAATCGAACAAGTAACTGGTTGTACCGCCTTTGGGTTTTATGTAAACGAAGAACCCATATCTGATATTTCATCAGAAAAACAAGAAGAGATTTTAGATTATTTACTAGGAAAGATAAAAGAAGGAATTAAAGAAAACACTATTCAATTTGAAAGCGTTGTTGAATTGTTCCAATATGACGACTATGAATATGATGATCATGAATGCGAACAATGTGGCGATACAATTTGCACCACAACTTGGAATATATGATTCTAGCATTATCTGACCTACATTTAGGTAGTCCAATATGTCAAGCAAGTTTGACTCTTCATTTACTAGAAAATGAAACATACGATACTCTTGTGATATGTGGAGACTTGTTGGATAGTTATAATATTCATAGACTTTGTAAGAAACAATGGAAGGTTCTTTCTACATTAAGAAGAATATCCAAAGATAAGAAATGTATCTTCATTAAAGGAAACCACGATAAAGATTTGGAAACCATTTCAGCACTTCTTGGATTTGAATTTGTAGATGAATATGCACAAGAAATTAATAAGAAAAGAATTTTGTTTACTCATGGAGACAAATTTGATTTCTTTATTACCACAAAACCTTTATTGACTGAACTAGCTTCTGGTATATATTATATCCTACAAAAGATCGACAAAAAACAAAAACTCACAAGAAAACTTAAAACCAAAATCAAAACATGGCACGGAGCAGCACACGATTTGACCGTAAGAATTGCTCAGTATTGTTACAATAACAAATATGATGCAGTTTGTTTTGGTCACACACACGTTCCTAAACAGTATTATGTAGGAGGTATAGAATGTGTTAATTTAGGTTCCCAATGTGATTTACCGATCACCTACGCTTTGATAGATGATAGAGGAAATATAGAATTAAAAAATTATGAATGAAACATTTGAAGAATACAAGTACGCAATTTTTCATAAACCTACACATAAATGGGTTAGTTTTGGAAATGATGATTTGGAATTAACCGTAACAATAATAGAATTGGTAGATTTTAAAGATTGTTTAATTGTAGGAAATAAAAATTATTTGGAATTGTTCTTAAAAAGAAGTGCATTTAACAATACCCCAAATTATGGCAATGAAAATTTTTTAGAATTTGAGCTTGTAAAAATAAAAACAACATATACAATTGAAGATCATGAGTGATTATACACAACCATACACACCAGAAGGAAAACATCCAGAAGACGCAATCCATGAAGTTAAAGAGTTCTTCAAAAAACTCCAAGACGTTCAAGAAGATTATTTTCAAAGATTGTCTAAAGGATTAAAATTAACCGAAGAAGGAGAAGAATATCTTTTCGATTACATTTATAATACAAACAATGAAGTTGACGAAATTGATGACTTTGCTCATTACGTACAAACTCTTGGAAAAAATTACAGAAATTTTATTAAAAAATAATTATGAAAGAAAAAATTGATCCCTTTTTTGTATTTATGGCAATTATATTTGTTGCTATTCTATTTACAATTTGTTATATGTCTAAATTAGAAAGAGACGATAAAAACAAGAGAGCAGAACTTGTCAAAGAAGCTGTTGAAAAGAATTGGACACCAGAACAAATCCGAATTCTTATAGAATCAAGATGAGAACTATAAAGTTTCGTTTCTGGAGTCCGCAAGGAAAAGCATTTGTACAACAATACAAATACAATGGGCTTGTTGATGAATTGTTTGATGAGAGAGAATGGAGGATTTTAGTTCCTTCCCAATATACAGACATGAAAGATTGTAATGGTAAAGAGATTTGGGAAGGGGATATTTTAGAATATGAAAGACGTTTAACAAACAAAGATTCTCAAAAATATACCGCAATTGTATCGTATGCAAATGGAGCTTATTTGCTTTTGGCTAAAGCAATGTCATTTGAGGGAACACTGGCTCATATGTGGCTGCACGATCTTTCTAAAGACATTTATAACTGTGGAGTAAAAGTAATTGGGAATAAATTCGAACACCCCGAACTCATATGAATACATTTTACGAAAGAATTCATGATGGGGAATTTTTTGTTTACAGTGAAGAAAGCAAAAAATTCTATTTATCAGCGATGAAAAAGTTTAAAGACAAAGGACATTTGGTTAGTGAGTATACGGAAGAAACTTTGGATAAACTTGTAAGGTCAGGTTCTTTTAAAAAACATACTAAAAACCCTGTTGTTATAGCTCAACATGATGTCATTTCAGATCTTATTCTTGAGAACAAAAAACTTAAAGAAGAGATAGCACAACTTAAAAAAGAAATAAACTAAATGAATATGAGTTTGAAGAAAAAGTATGAGAAATATAGATAAAATTGATACTAAAAATTGTTGGTTTTTATCTTATGATGAATATAATGAAGGGCAAAAAATTCTTATCGATAAATCAAAATTGGATAATAAAAACTTCTTTGATGTCATAAGAGATGATTTGTATGAAATTTATAACAATTTAGATCATGCGTTGGGATGGCCTAATAAAACACTTTATTCTCAAGATGGTAGGCTATTAAATTTTTATAAAATTGATGTTGATGATGCTTTAATTATTAGATTTGGACATACTATGTTTAAAAGTATTGGGATGTTTATTAAACAAAAAGTTTCTTGGGATGATGCTTTTAAAACATTTACAATTTTGCAAGTAGAAAAATATGATGATGGTAAGATAAAAAGAATTTATAATGGAGCTTTTGGTTATCAACATTGCTATGAATATAAAAACAATGCAGTAGACATTAAAACTTATAGTAGAATGTCTTGAAACTTTAAATATGAAAGCTGAAACAATAAGATATTTTATTACAAATGAATACAGAAATAGAAACATTAACAAGCGTAGTAACTCCAGAAATTAGATACACCTTTAGAGGACATATTTTAAAATGATACCTAAAAAATACGCAACATACCAAAATACCAAAGTTGGAGACAAGATTATGTTTAGAGAATCTACCATGCATTGGTTTACAAATAGAATTGAGAATGCAAAGAAGCTAGTCTCTGGACAGGTTTATACAGTAAAGAAAATTAACGTTGCTTCTTCTTCAACTGGTGTTATACTAGAAGAAACAAACGAGGAAGTAGAACTAACTTGGTTTGATATTTTAGAAAATTGAAATTATGAAAATAGAAACAATAAACGAAAACTATAATATAACTCTGACAATTTCTAATGAAGTCGGAGATAAATTGCATGAAGCAAAAACAAATACTAATACAATTCAAGACATTGGTGCTATGACTGGAGATAATGCATTGATGGAACTTTATAATAACGGTTTGAGAGAAATTAAAAAAGTAAATTCATGAATGATGTAGAATATTGGGAAAAACAAATTGTAGAAGTTTGTAAACAATACTTTTATCTTCGGGAAATATTAAATGAAATTGTTATTGCTCCTTCTGATAAGGAACCATTTAACACTGTCGAATGGTATAAAAATGTTGCGAAAAGAGCATTGGAAGAATCATCATTAAATGAATAAAGAATACATTCCCGATAAATGGCTAGTTGTTAAAATCGAAGGAAAAGAATTTCCTTTGACCTATAAAGTATTTGCTTGTTGGCACGGTGGATATTTGGACGGAGATTCATGGAAGCTGAATAGCGGAATTACAAAAGTCACAAAAGAAGGAAATTTCTATTTGTTTGAAGGTTATTCTGGTTCTGTTTATTCTTGCAACGAAAACCGTTATGGTGCTACTATATATGGTCACGGAGTTTTACAGGACATTATTAACAAATCCAAAGAAGCTGGAGTAAACGTAGAAATATTGCCAGAAGATACAAATTGGGAAGAATTAACTTATGTGCAAGATTCAGACAATGTTAAATAACTGTTTGCGAAAAATTGTAGTTTTTAACTACAGAGGTAAAAAGTGTACAGCAAATTTAAATTTAACAATGAATTATATGAATTCTTTAAAGTGTAAAGATGAAAATTTCACAGAAAATGATTTTGTAAAAATTGAAAAATACT